AAGGTCCGGTGATTGGATTGAATGCCAATATTCTAAAAGACTTTGTAGACTATACAGCAGTTAACGCACTAAAAGACATCGGCATTAAATATCAATCAAGTGCTCCAAAGTCTACTCCAATTCCTTGGTTTAACAAACATGTAAACACAAGCAGTAAACAAACGGCCTTACAAGAGTCGGAAAGCACTAACTATGTTATCGGCATCATGTCCGAAGGTATTGAGTACGATCAACTACCTGTGCTATAATAACAAAAAGGAACAATTATGAAAGCTATTGTATGGAGCAAAAATGCCTGTCCATTTTGTGTGCAGGCCAAAGCCCTACTAGAGATGAAGGGCATTGAATACGAAGAAAGAAATGTTCAAACTGAATGGACAAAAGAACAGTTGCTAGAAGCAGTACCTACAGCCAGAACTTTACCGCAGATATTTTTAGACGATAATTATATAGGCGGGTTTACAGAACTCAAGAAACATTTCGAAAAGGTATAATATGTTAATTTCAAAAGGTATAGCAGAAGGCGAAGTAGTAACAATCAAAACTACAGCTGGTGAAGAGATTGTTGCCAAATTAGTATCGGACAGCCCTACACATGTTAAGGTTAAAAAACCTTTGTGTCTAACAGCAACTAAAGATGGAATCGGACTAGTTCCTTTTTTGTTCACAGTTGATACAGATTCTGATGTAACTATTAATAAGACTTGTGTAATGGTCTTAGAGCCTACTATCAAAGACGCAGCTGATCGTTATACAGAACAAACTACTGGCATTAAACTAGTTTAAATTTTATAAGTGCTCAGTTGAGTTAGTAGATCTGCAGGTAGGTCAAATCTGCTACCATCACTGAGCCACGCGGCATAGGCAGTTTTATACCAGCCTGCATATTGCGCCATCTTATCACCTAAACCGCCTGTTCCGTTCACAGTGATATAAGCCTGGCTTGCTTTGACTATTTCAGCGTTGGCTGCAGATTTTTGAGTAATTGCTAATTCCTCAGCGGTCCACAATGTTTTATCTGGTTGCGCCTTTTTAATAGCAACTGATTGTGCTCTTATAGATGGTGCATCGGGTCCTACTTGACTAGATAACAATCCGTCAAACCATGTAGCAAACGCAGTTTTACGATCACTATCACTAGCCTTATCAGATGTGCCGTATGTGCCAAAGGTCGACCAATAAGCTTCTCTGGCAGCATCTGTATCCTTCTTCAATCCCGAAAGTTCATAGGACCATATCTTAGTTGCTGGAACAGTTGCGGCGACACTCGGGGATACATCTTTAAGAATGCTGGCCGTACCTACACCACTTGCTCTTATAGGGTCCGGTGGAGTAGATGACAGAGCCTTCTGCGGCGCTTCCTGAGCTTTAATAGCGGCATATTTGTCAATACTGTTTAAATTAAGATTAGAGTTAGCAATAGATGCTAGGTCCGGCGCCATGGGCTTAGTAAGAGTAGCAAGGAATGCATCTGCTTTTAAGGTGCTTAGGATCGAAGCCTTGGCACTGGCGGCCGCACTCACGGCTCCTGCAAACGATCCAGAGAGACTACTGCCAACGCTGGCTATGGCCGTTGGATCAGTGACGCCCGAAAGTGATGATGTTGCATTAGATAACAAACTCTGTGTATTTTTCAACACACTGAGAGGTGCTGTGGCCGCGGCTAGTTCTGCCGCAGTGGGTACGGTACCGTTGGCCTGTGCAGTCTTATACGCTTGAGCCAATGCCGCTTTCGATACTGCCATGTCGATAGCCATATTAGATTGTGCAGTAGCAATGGCACTTGAAATAGCACTAGTATTGATACCTAATCCTGATAAAGCATTTAGACTGGCTGTATGATCTACGTTAATAGCACCTGATTGTATGGTGCTCAACATCTGCGAATAGCTAGGCACTGACGCTAGAGCTGCTGCACCTGCTGATCCCCTAGCTTGATCTACTGCTGATAGTACTGAACCTGGTATGGTAAAAGAAGGCAATGCTCCTGTTAACGAACTTACTGCACCTAATATTGACATTTCATCCTCCTGCCGCTACATCGTCTGAATCAGATATGACATAGTATTCACCACTACCTTCGTTGATAACACCTATATCGTTAAGTCTATGAACAGCCATGTTTTCAGCGAATACTGAACTGGATCCGGAAACGGCCATAGTTGTATGCCCGCAGTCTGTAACTCCTAGACTACCTATGATAATTATAGGTTCGTTGTTTAGGAACACAGTATCTGCGCCTTTGATAAATGTAGTGATAAATGGTTTTGGGGATCCTGGGGGTACATCTGGATGTCCTACATAGCAGTTTCCCTGTCCTAAATCGTTTAATCTTGTGACCTGTGTCATTTCATTCCCTTTTTAATATTTATACCAAAAATAATTGACTTTTATTTCTGCTGGCCGTATAATGATCATAAGTACTTGGTACTTGCCTAAAGGAGATTTAAATGGCCACAAATAAACATGCAGAATTTACTGCAATCGTCGAAGCAATGAAATCAGACTTCGAAAAATTCTATGACAAAGAAGTAGGTGCCGCAGGTACCCGGGTGCGCAAACACTGCCAAGATTTGGCCAAGTTGTGCAAAGAAACTCGTAACGATGTTACCGCAGTTAAAAACTCACGCAAAGAAGTAAAATAAGTCAACTAAATACGAGTCTAAGGCGTTGTATTATTATACGCTTAAAGGAGTAGTATTATGAAAAAGTTACTTTTAACTTTGTCACTATTAGCAATCGCAGGTTCGGCTAGCGCACAGTGGCATCATCATGGCGGATATTATCGCGGAGGCTACAGCAATAATTGGGTAGGTCCAGCACTAATCGGCGGAGTAATAGGATACGAATTAAATCGCCCTCGTTACTACGAGCCGCCTGTGGTTGTACAGCAACCTGTTATTGTACAACAGCAACCTGTATACACTGTTACTCCGCAACCAAATTGCACAGTATGGACAGAAACACAACATGCAGATGGCACAATTACTCGCACTAGAACCTGTACTCAATAATGGCATATTCAGATAAAGTAATCGACCACTATGAAAATCCTCGCAACGTAGGATCGTTTGACAAGAATGATCCTACTGTTGGCACAGGTATGGTAGGTGCGCCTGCCTGTGGTGATGTAATGAAACTACAGATAAAGGTAGATGAAGATGGTATTATTAGAGACGCTCGTTTCAAGACATATGGATGCGGTTCAGCAATCGCGTCGAGCTCATTGGTTACCGAGTGGGTTAAAGGTATGCATATTGATGATGCTGCTAACCTTAAAAACTCCGAAATCGCAGAAGAACTAGCCTTACCTCCAGTTAAAATACATTGTTCAATCCTAGCCGAGGACGCTATCAAAGCGGCAATCAATGATTACCGTAACAGACAAAGCCAAGGCTAAGATCCAACAAAATCTAGCCAAACGAGGTAAGGGGGTTGGCATTCGCATAGGTGTAAGAACTACAGGCTGTAGTGGCCTAGCCTACGTGTTAGAATATGTGGACAAGTATGAAGGCGAAGAGGGTGTAATCAACTATGCCCAAAATGACTTCTGTATATTGGTCAGTCTGAAAGATGAGCCTTACCTATCAGGCTTAACAATGGATTGGGTCCGCAATGGACTTAACGAAGGATTCGATTTTCAAAATCCAAACGAACGTGATCGTTGCGGATGTGGCGAATCATTTAGAATTTGACAAAGCCCAAAATAGATTGTATAATAACTATACTTTGTAATTTTTGGAGATTAATTTGAGTATGCATTTGGAGGGTCCGTGGCTTAGCACCACCGGCAAAAAGAAAGGCAAACAGAAATTCGCATCAGCAGAACACGCTCGCAAGGCACGTGAGCAAGAAGCTAGTTGGAAAGAACTACTCAAACGTCAAGGTATTGAACTTGAGGAAAAGAAACGCCGACGTGCCATGTCAAGCGAAAGTCTAGCCGGCAACTACAGTTTAAAAATTCCAGAAGGCCGCAACACAACAGCACACCTAAAGAGTGTAAACACCGGTGGTAACGCAACTTTGGCTCCAGCCAAAGTCTACACAGGAACCAAGGTAAAGGGCATTGCAACTATGCATAAAAGCAATGCTGTGCCAATTTTTAGCGATGAGGAAGCAGTTGATATCGCTCGTATGAGGCGCTAAAGCATGGTGACCAATAATAATAGTATTTTACCTCTGACAACAGAGGATAACTATATATTGTCCCCTAAGGGTTTAGGGTACAAAACGGCTAACTTAAGGAGAAACAGTAACAGCCACACATCAACCAATGACGGTACTAGCGATACCTC